AATACCCAGAGCAAGCCCTCGCATTTGCAAAGCAGGTGGAAGGAAAGGTCTCCAAGAAGGGTGTCAAGCTAGCTTTCACAGAGGAAGTAATTGCTGACTCACTTTGGGATATCGTAGGCCTCCATGTTCGCGCTGCTGGCCGTGCAATGGCTCGCTTGAAGGAACAAATTGCCCTAAGTCGCTTTAAGGACGCTGCAACAATCGTCTTTGATAACGACGATGCCGGATATGACGACACAACAGGTCGTGATATTAACGGTGCATTCAACAAGACAGTTACGTGGGATGACGTAGTTGACATGGCAGCCGTACTAATGGCTGAAAACCATGTTCCAACAGACTTCATCCTTCACCCACTAATGTGGTCGGTGTTCCTTAAGGATAGCATCTTCCATACTGGTGGATCTGCAGCTGCAGTCAATACAAGCTGGGGTTACCGTCCACAATCAGCAGAAGGCGCTCTTAACGCTACAGCCCCAATGGGCCTCAACGTTATAGTGTCACCATTCGTTAGCTTCACAGCTAAGAGCGGTGTAACTGCTGCTAAGTCGGATCTATTCCTAATTGACCGCAACGAAGTTGGAACACTCCTCGTCAAGGAAGACATGAGCACAGATCAGTTTGATGATCCAAGCCGTGACATCCGCGCAATGAAGATGAAGGAACGTTACGACATCGTAATGCTCGGCGACGGTGAGGGTATCACAGTGGCTAAGAACGTCAGACTAGCTCGTAACTACGAAGTCCAGGTCACAAACGAAATGACCTGACCTTAGGGTAGTTATAGTTACACCCTAGACGAGGGGCCTGAGAGAAATCTCGGCCCCTCGTTTTAGTATTTATGGATAAGTGATTACTATTTTATTTAGTCAATGATTTGGAGATTTTAAGTGGCGCTATATCTTATTGATCAAGCTACCGTTGGTTGCTACTCAGTTGCCATTAAATTTGGTCGAACAATAAAAATATCTTCTTTAAAAAATGAAAACTTTAAATTAGTCTTAGCTGGAGCTACTCCAACACAGATCTCTACGCCTTTTGAGACAATTAATACAATAAAAGATTATAATCAAATTTCAAGAATTTTAACTTTATACTGGAGAACTACAGAATTAAGCGAAGATACAGATTATTGTATAATTGCAGAAAATTTAATCGATGCTTCTGGAAACATAGTTGCTACAGAAGAAATTGAATTTACCTGGGCAAATTGTGGAGCAACACCTAATGCAATAGAAGTACAGGATCCTGGCTTAGTACCTGTTCTAATTGAAGATAAATCTATAAAACCAGATATAGACGTTAGCTATTCTATAATAGCAAAAAATCCAAACTTTTATATTGAAGAAACAATTCCATCTGATGGAGACTTTTATCTAGCCAATGATTACAACGATGGAAGAGTGATAGTGGTCTTTAACGAAAGACCGGCTTCAAACTTTTTATCAAATAATTTTTTTACATGTCAAAGAAAAAAAATTCAAAAAGGTCCATCTCGCTGGGAGACAATTACAGCAGAAGTAAAAATGCATTCATGGAAACCAGAAGTATATATAGACTTTCCCTCGTTAGAAGACGCAACTCCTTCATACTTTACACCTGGTAAAAATTATTTTGAAAAAGGCTATAAATATAGAATAAAAATATCTAAGGATGTTGGAATATAATGTCTAATTTTGTTTATAAAAAAGCAAAAGAAGCTTTTTTAAATGGAAATATTAATGTTTTAAATGATCAATTAAAAGTTCTTTTATTGAATACTTCAGAGTATACAGCAAATGAAAATACAGATGAATTTGTTAGTCATATTCCAGCAAATGGAATAGTTAAAAGATCAGAGGCTTTGATTAATACAACTAGTTCTAATGGAGTCTTCGATGCAGACAATGTGACTATTACAGAATATAATGGCGATCCATTTGAGGCAATTGCGCTGTATCAGTATAAACCATCAGATGCAGAAGCAAGACTCATATTTTATATTGATACATCAGATGGATTGCCTTACTCAGGTTTAAACACAGTTAGTTCCGTTACTATATTTTGGAATGACAGTATAGAAAAAATTCTTTCAATTTAAGGATAAATTGTGGCAGTACAGTATCCATCAGCATTAGATAATTTTGTAAACCCAACTACTTCTGATAGATTAGATTCGCCTACGGTACCTCACCATCAGCAGCACTCAGATCTAAATGATGCAGTAGAGGCAATACAAACAGTTTTGGGATTAAATCCAGCTGGATCTCATTTAACTGTTAAAGATAGAATAATAGAGGTAGAAACCAATATTTTAAATCAATCAGTATTAAATGGTTTAACAGATGTTACTATAAATACTGCAGCCAATGGTCAAGTTTTGCGCTATAACGGCACAGCTTGGGTTAACTATGATGAAGAAAATTTAGTAGACGGAGGGAACTTCTAAGCATGTCAAATACACTAAGAATTAAAAGAAGGACGTCTGGCGCAGCCGACGCACCGTCTAGTCTAGAAAATGCAGAGTTAGCTTTTAATGAAGTCGGTGACGTTCTTTATTACGGTAAAGGAACAGGTGGAGCAGGAGGCACAGCAACTACTGTTATCCCCATTGCCGGCTCTGGAGCATTTGCAACTCTTACTAGTAATCAAACAATTTCTGGAGACAAAACATTTTCTGGATCAATAATAGTTCCAACTCCATCTGCAAATACACATGCTACAACAAAAGCATATGTTGATGAACTTATAGCAAATGTAAATTCTAATATTAGTGCTGTCGCAACTTCGTTTGACATAGCAGCAGACACTGGAAGTAATTCCAGCATAACCTCTGGAAGTGATACACTTACAATTTCTGGTGGAGTTGGTCTAAGCTCCGTAATTTCTGGCGATACCATAACAGTTAATCTTGATAATACATCTGTAACAGCAGCTTCCTATGGTTTGGCTAATAGTGTAGCTACGTTTACTGTAGACGCACAAGGTCGTCTCACATCCGCTGGAACAACGCTAATCAATATAGGTACAGCTCAAATAACAGATTTCACTGAAGACACAGAAGACGTAGCAGCAGCCCTGTTGACAAATGGAGTTCACAACGGAATTTCTGCAACTTATGACGATGCAAATTCAAAAGTAAATCTTAACGTTGATGATTTTACAATTACTTTAGCTGGTGATTTGACCGGTAGCGTAACAGTTACTGATCTTGGCAGCGCAACGCTTACAGCAACAGTTGCTGCTAATTCAGTGGCACTTGGATCTGATACTACTGGTAATTATGTTGGTTCAGTATCCGCGGGAACTGGTATTTCTGTTACCAATACAAATGTTGAAGGCGGAACATTTACAGTAAATAACGAAGGTGTTTTGTCGGTTACTGGAACAGGAAATCAAATTGAAGTTTCTGCATCGAATGGAAATGTCACATTTTCTTTGGCTAATGATGTAACAATTTCAAATAACCTTGTAGTAACTGGCGATCTTACAGTAAACGGAAATACTACAACACTAAATACATCAACACTTGTTGTAGAAGATAAAAATATAGTATTAGCCAATACTGCAACTCCAACCGACGCTTCGGCCAATGACGCAGGAATAACTATTCTTGGAGATACAAATAAAACATTTAACTGGCTAGACGCAACAGATGCCTGGACATCTTCGGAGCATCTTGATCTTTCAGCAGGAAAAAGCTACCACATTGCTGGATCCTCAGTTCTTTCTAATACAACACTCGGTTCAACAGTTGTAAATTCTAGCCTAACATCTCTTGGCACAGTAACAGTTGGAACCTGGAACGCTTCAACTATATCAATAAGTCATGGTGGTACTGGAGCAACAACCGCTGCAAATGCAAGAACAAATCTCGGGCTAGTAATAGGTACGGACGTACAGGCGTACGATTCAGAATTGGCAGCAATAGCCGGTCTAACCTCGGCTGCTGACAAACTTCCATATTTTACTGGTTCTGGAACCGCTGCTTTAGCGGATCTAACATCATATGCTAGAAATCTAATTTCAAGTGCAAACGCTTCAGTAGCCAGAACAACATTAGGTTTAGGAACTATAGCAGTTCAAGACGCAAGCAATGTTAGTATTACTGGTGGCTCTCTCAGCGCTGTAACAATTAGCAACACGGTGATTGATGGCGGAACCTTCTAATTATTTTAGAAACAAAAGGTAAATAACAATGCCGACTCCCAACATAGTTCAAGGACAGATAGCAATAGACCCGTACAATGGGATATTGTACTATAAAGATACTTCAAATTCTCTTGTTAATACTTCTTTGAATTGGTCTCAACCAAATGATTCTTTGATACAAACTGAAGATAGTGTACAGATAAATTCTGATATTTCGGTTTCTGGAAATTTAACAATTAGCGGCAACACTACGACGCTTAATACAGAAACATTAACAGTTGAAGATAATATAATTATTCTTAATTCTGGATTAATTGGATCTCCTCCTTCTGGTTTAAATGCCGGAGTAGAGGTAAATCGTGGTAGCGAGACCAATGTTCTAATTCGTTGGAATGAGTCAATTGACAAATGGCAATTTACAAATGATGGAACAAATTATTATGATATTGGATCTGTAGAAACAGCTTCAATAGATGATTTGGCAGATGTTGTTTTATCTGATTCTTCTGATGGAGATTATCTTCGTTACAACGGATCTACTTGGGTCAATGATGAAATAAATCTTGGAGCCGATACTGTAGGAAATTATGTTGAATCTTTAGTTTCTGGAACTGGAGTAACACTTTCTAATAATTCAGGAGAAGGCTCTTCTCCAACTATCTCAATTGGTCAAGATGTTTCTTCTTCGGCAAATGTAATTTTCAATACAGTAACAGCAAATTTCGTTGGAAACATTACTGGAAACGTTTCAAGTATATCTACTCATGACATTGATGAGTTAGCAGATGTTGTAATT